AGACTGCTTTAGAAAACGCAAAAATGGCTTTAGAAGAGGCTTTTACTCCAAGATTACAGAACATGCTATCTCAAAAGATTCAAACAGAAATGGAAGATGAAGATGAGAAAGATATGGAAGAAAGAGAAGACATGATGGATGCTGATGAAGATCCTTCTGATGAAGATTCACAAGAGGAAATGGCGATGGCAATGAAAGATGCTGACGAAGATCCTTCTGATGAAGATTCTGAAGAAATGGACGAGTCTGAAATTATAGAAATTGATGGTGTTAAATATGCACCTGTAGTTTCTGAAGAAGAAGACGAAGATGAAGAAGACATGGATGAGATGAAAGATGAAGATGATGAAGATATGGAAGAAGATCTTGATTTAGAATCTGTAATTAAAGAGTTAGAGTCTGAGCTTGATGAAGCTGAAGAAAATGACGATAAGGAAGAAGTTGAGGAGCAATCTAAATCTTCTGGTATTGGTGCTGGTGACAATAAAGTTGCTAATGCTAGTTCAGGTGATGAAGAAGATCCCGGCAAAGGAAAACTGAAAGAAGAGAAGGATGAGGATGACGAAGAGATAGATGAAGACATCGATCTTGACGAAGTTCTTAAAGCTCTTTCTGAAGAAGAAGATGAAGATAAAGAAAAGAATGAAGTTTCCGAACTGAAATCTGATCTTGCTGAACATCGTTCCGTAATCGAAACACTTCGTGGAAAGCTAAATGAAGTCAATTTGCTAAATGCTAAACTTTTATTCACAAACAAACTATTCAGAAAACATGGTTTGAATAATGAACAGAAGATGAAAGTCGTTGAGCAATTCGACAGAGCTAGTAATCTAAGAGAAGTCAAGTTAGTGTATTCTACACTTGGTGAATCTTTTAATGCTAGAAAAAATGAAATTAATGAACATAAGGGAAGCGCATCTAAACCAATAGCGTCTACTAAACCTGAAAAAGAAGTAATAACTGAAGGTTCAGATTTAAGAGACAGGTTTAAGAAGTTAGCCAACCTTATATAATTGGGAGACATATAATGTCACAATTTGATAATATAACAGACGTGATGGGTGGTCATAACCCTCATCAAGAGCTTCTGAAGCAGACTCGTAAATTAGTCGGCAAATGGGAGCCAACCGGATTGTTAGATGATATCGATGATTCCACTAAGAAACAGGGAATGGCTGTTCTTTTAGAAAACCAGGCCACGCAGCTTATTAAAGAAGCTTCAGCGACAGGTACTGGCGGAAATAAAGAAGAATGGTCTGGTGTTGCACTTCCATTGGTCCGTAGGATCTTTGGTGAGTTATCAGCACAAGAGTTTGTTAGTGTTCAGCCGATGAATCTACCTTCTGGTCTAATTTTCTTTTTGGATTTCAAATATGGTAGTGCTGGTCAAGCCAACCATACAGCTGATTCTGATGTATTTGGTAATACTTCAGGTTCAGGTGATGCTAGTGGTGGTTTATACGGCGCTGGTAAATTTGGATATTCAATTAACGATAAATCTGTATTGGGTCTTAATGCTAAAGCTAATGGTAATGCAGTATCATCATCTGCTACATGGAAAGATGTAGAATTTGAGCCTGATTTAAGTGCTTCAGTTGCTGCTGGTACACTTAAAAAGCTATCAGTCGGAGCTGGTTTGTTTACTCGTCCAGATTTTGATGGAGTACGTGCATTTGAACTTAGTGGTTCAGGTATTACTGCTACATATCCTGCATATACTGTAGTTGATGATGTAAACAATGTAACAACTGCTAGTTTCTTCTTTGAAATTACATCTGTTGAAGACGAACTTCTTGGTATTAAATATCATGAAGCTCCTGTTGCTACAGATCGTGGTGACTTTGAAGCTACTACAACTCAGATTGATGCAAATCCTGAGACTGATATTGATATACCAGAAGTTGACATCTCGCTAAAGAGTGAAGCTATCGTTGCTAAAACACGTAAATTGAAAGCCGTTTGGACTCCTGAGCTTGCTCAAGACCTTAACGCCTATCATAGTGTTGATGCTGAAGCTGAACTTACAGCGATGTTAAGTGAATACATAGCAATGGAAATTGATTTAGAAATCATTGATATGTTAAAAGCTAATGCTTCTGCTAAAACAGCATACTGGTCAGCTAAAGTTGGCTATGAGTATGATGGTTCAGGAACAGGCGCTAATGCTTTTTCACAGATTAGTGGTGCTTCTAATGCATATACTAAGAGTGATTGGTTTCAGACATTGGGTATAAAAATCCAATCTGTTTCTAACGCAATTCATCAGAAAACACTTCGTGGTGGTGCTAATTGGATAATTGTTTCTCCTGAAACAGCTACCGTATTAGAATCAGTAAGCGGATATGTTGCTAACACTGGTGACGCTTCTGGCAGACAATATGCTATGGGTGTTGAAGCTGTTGGTTCAATCAATAACAGATATACTGTTTATAAGAATCCTTACATGTTGGATAATTCTATACTTATCGGTTTTAGAGGAAGTAACTTCCTTGAAACTGGTGCTGTATATGCTCCATATGTACCGATGATTATGACTCCGTTAGTATACGATCCTAAGAACTTTACTCCACGTAAAGGTGTTATGACTCGTTACGCTAAAAAGATGGTTCGTCCTGAATTTTACGGAAAAGTTATCGTTGCTGATATCGATCAAGTTTAATTGGATAACAATTAATCTACTTAAAAAGGGGAGAGAAATCTTCCCTTTTTTTGTGCCTTGTATATTTATATATGAATAAGAACACCTTTTTAGGAGAATATAATGGAAGTAATTTGGGCAGGTAGTAGTTCCTTTTCGTCAGGGAACACACCTTATGGGTTTTACGATAGCGATACAGAGTTTTCAGGCTCTGGAAATCATTCTATCGATAAGTTTGCTGATTGGTCTGCTAAAAGATTAGGGTATCCAATTGTTGAAGTAGAACTACAAGACGTACAATTTTATGCTTGTTACGAAGAAGCTATTACAGAGTATAGCGCACAAGTCAATCAATTTAATATTAGAGATAATATGTTAGCACTACAAGGACAAGAAACAGGTTCTGGTGCTACAAAAACAGATTTAACACATAGAAAACTAACACCAACAATCGGTAGGAATATACAGTTAGCTGAACAATATGGTTCGGAAGCTGGTGTTGGTGGAACAGTAGACTTTAAAACTGGTTCAATAGAAATAACAAGTGGTTCTCAAGTCTATGACTTAGATGCTCTTTACGCTCAAGTATCAGAAAGTGGTAATGCTATTGAGATTAGAAAGGTTCATTACGAAGGTTCTCCTGCAATTACTAGATATTTTGATCCCTACGCTGGTACAGGTGATGGTTCTTATAATATGTTAGATAGTTTTGGTTTTGGTAATAGCTCACCCGCCGTTCAGTTTATGATGATGCCAATGTATGCTGACATATTAAAAGTTCAAGCTATTGAGTTTAATGACCAAATAAGAAAATCTGCTTATTCATTTGAATTAAGAAATAATAAATTAAGAATTTTTCCTAATCCTACAAGCACCTATACACTTCACTTTGATTACATAGTGAAGAAGGATAGGAATAATACATTACAAGGAACATCAGACGGTGTAATAACGGACTTCTCAAATGCTCCTTTTAATAATATGACTTTCGCTAATATTAATGAAGTAGGAAAACAATGGATTAAGAAGTATGGATTGGCTCTATGTAAAGAGTTATTGGGAACAATACGAAGTAAGTATGCTTCACTCCCAATACCTGGCGCAGAAACAACATTAGATGGTGATACGTTAAGAACAGAAGCGGCTACTGAAAAAGAAACATTAGTAACACAATTAAGAGAAATGTTAGAACAAATGAGTCGAAAAGCTCTTTTAGAAGCAGATAAGGATGAAGCTGAATTTCTAAATGAGAAATTAAATAAAGTTCCAATTCCAATTTTTATAGGATAATAATATGGCTGGTAGATTTTTACCTCAAAGAGATGTTAATTTAGTAACACGAGTTACTAAAGAACTTGTCGGAGATAAACAAAACAACAAAGATGGTTTAATAAACCAAGAGTGTGTAATATACAAACCATCACTTCAGGAGTCTGTAACCAATATGTATGGTGAGGCTGCTGGTGGTAAGAAGGTATATAAGAATGGAGTTCAGATGAACGCATTAATAGATGCTGAAGATTTTGATTTCAACACAGATGACTTTGGACCTGATGCTAATCAAACAGCAACATTTTCATTCTTACGACAATCTTTCATTGATGCTTCAATGGTATTGGAGATAGGCGATTTAATAGATTGGAACTATGGATACTTTGAAGTTGGTACTATAAATGAGAATCAGTTAATAGGTGGACAATTTGACCAAAACTATTCAGTTATAGCAAACTCTTTCTTAGTTAGAAAGAGTTCTATACAGATAGAAAGAGTTAGGAGTATATAATGGCTCGTAAAAAACCAATACCTCGTTCTGCTAGAAAAGAAATTAATCGTGGAACGTTAAGGTCTAGAGGATCAGACAATACTAAGAACCTGTCAGTAGGGTTAATGGATATCGATGGTGCTATTATGTTTTACTTCAATAATGTAATAAAACCTGTCGTTCAAGAAAATGACGAAAGTGTAAAAGTTCCAATTATGTATTCTAATCCTGAAAGATGGAATACTATACAGAAAGAAGGTTATCTTTTAGACAATAAGAAACAACTTATACTACCATTAATAGTATTCAAAAGAACATCGATTGAAAAGGATGATAGCTTAGGAGTAGATAAATTAAATCCTCAAGACCCAAAGTTATTTTATACCTTTCAAAAAAAATATTCTAAAGAAAATAGATACGATAATTTTGCTGTGCAACAAGGTTTAAACAAAACTAAAGAACTTTATACCGTGGCCGTTCCTGATTATGTAAGCGTAACCTACGAATTTATAGTTTGGACATCTTATACAGAACAGATGAATAAGATAATTGAAAAGATTATTTTTAGTGAAGGTTCTTATTGGGGAGAAGATGGAAAATTTAAATTTAGAACTTCCATAGATAGTTATACAGATGCTAGTGAATTTTCAGTAAACTCTGAAAGAATTATAAAAACTAACTTTACAGTTACATTAAAGGGATATCTAATACCAGAAGAATTTAATAATATAGTTACAACACAGAAACATTTAACTCCAAAAAGAATATTGATTGGTGATG